GATGGGCGCCACGGTCGAGCTTCCTGCGCTGGATCTGTCGCAGCTCTCCCCGGTGCTGATGGGGATGCTCGGCCTGTCCGGCATGCGGACTTACGAGAAGGTCAACGGCGTGAAGGCGGGGCACTAATGGCTGCCGCGCTGCTCATCTTCGGCGTGCTCTGCTTCGCCGGTATCGGCTTGCTGATATGGGACTCCCGCGAGCGGCCCAAGCCCATCGTGCGCCCGACCGTGCCGATGGATGAGCGGATGCCGCCGGCGTGAGTGGGAATCAGGCTCCCAATAAACAATTGGGCGGAAATTGGGAAAATGGGCAAGCGCACCGGTAACCCTCGCGGACGGCCTGTAGGCGCTGCGAACAAGGCGAGTGCTGCGCGTGAGCAGGCTATTGCCGCATCGGGTCTAACCCCTCTGGATTACATGCTCGCCACCATGCGCGACGAAGATCAGCCGGTGAACATCCGGCTATCGGCGGCGAAGGATGCGGCGCAGTACGTGCACCCCAAGCTGAGTGCCGTAACGCTGAAGGGAGACGATAGGAACCCGCTGCGCACGGTGGACATGAGCCGGGAAGAGTTCGAGGCGACGGCGCGAGAGATCGCAGCCGAGGTTTGACGTGGAACCCTATACGCCTGAGCAGCGATTCACCGCGTCAGAGATGGCGCGGCAGAACCTGTATTTCTTCAGCCGTTGGATGTTCCGCCAGCGCAAGGGCTTCATCTGGCAGCGAGCCGGGCACCACGCGATCGTCTGCGACGCGCTGATGCGGGTGTTCACCGGCGACTGCAAACGCCTGATCATCAACATTCCGCCGCGCTACTCCAAGACGGAGCTGGCGGTGGTCAACTTCATGGCGTGGGCGCTGGGTCAGGTGCCGGACGCGGAGTTCATCCATACCAGCTACTCCGGTGCGCTGGCGACGGGTAACGCATGGCAGACCCGCGAGCTGGTGCAGTCCGATGCGTATCGGGAAATCTTCCCCGGCACCGAGCTGCGATCCGATAGCGCCGCCAAGCACGAATGGCGCACCACGGCCGGTGGCTGCGTCTACGCGGTCGGTGCGGGCGGCACGATCACCGGCTACGGCGCAGGCAAGCATCGGGAAGGCTTCGGCGGGGCGATCATCATCGATGACCCGCACAAGGCCGACGAGGCGCGCAGCGATGTGATTCGCAACGGCGTGATCGATTGGTTCCAGAACACGCTGGAAAGCCGCAAGAACGGACCGGATACGCCGATCATCCTGATCATGCAGCGCTTGCATGAGCGCGACCTGGCGGGCTGGCTGCTGGGTGGCGGCAATGGCGAGGAATGGGAGCACGTCTGCCTGCCGGCGATCACGGAGCAGGGCGAGGCGTTATGGCCCGCCAAGCACACGATTGCCGACCTGCGACGGATGCAGACGGCATCGCCCTACACGTTCGCCGGGCAGTACCAGCAAGCGCCGAACCCCGGCGAGGGCAACATTTTCAAGCCGGACGCGATCCCCGTGATCGAGGCGCTGCCGGTAGACGACGAGGTTGAATGGGTGCGCGGCTGGGATCTGGCGGCCAGCGTACCCAAGCCCGGCAGCGATCCCGACTGGACCGTGGGAGGCAAGCTGGGTCGGGGGAGGTCGGGGCGCTACTACATCGCCGACATTACCCGGATGCGTGGCGGCCCTGACGAGGTGCAGGCCGCGCTGAAGAACACCGCAGAACGCGATGGCAAGCAACCGCGCATTTCGATACCGCAAGACCCCGGACAGGCCGGCAAGTCGCAGGTGCTGTCGTTCACGCGACTGCTTGAGGGCTACCGGGTCAAGGCCAGCCCGGAAACCGGCGACAAGGTGACGCGCGCCGAGCCGTTCGCGGCGCAGGCCAACGTCGGCAACGTCTCCATGCTGCGCGCCCCGTGGAACGACGCGCTGATCGCTGAGATGCGGGTGTTCCCGAACGGCACGCACGACGACCAGGTGGACGCGCTGAGCCGGGCGTTCAGCGAAATCATTTCCGGCGACAACGGCGCCTACCTCGAATTCATGCGCGCAGAGATCGAGCGCAACAAGGCAAGGGATCAATAACATGGCGGCAAAGGGCGGCATCGAAACAAGCATCGAGCCGGGCCTGGTCGCGCGTGCTGTGCGTGGGGTGAAGTATGCGTTTACCGGGCAGGCCGATTGGTTCGGCCCCGGCAACCCGCTGCCGCCTACCGCACCCGAGGCGGTGCAGGGCCGCCAGTTCCAGTTCCCGATCTCGACGAACACGGTCAACTCGACCAAGATCGACGGGATCAGCTTCGGCCAGTTGCGCCAGTTTGCCGATGCGTGCGACATCGTTCGCTTGCTGATCGAAACCCGCAAGGATCAGGTGTGCGGGCTGGGGTGGACAATCAAGCCGGTGGACAAGGGCGAGGCCAAGCCGGCGCGCGGCAACAAGCCGGTAGTGGTCAAGGACGCCCGCATTGCCGACCTGACCGCGTTCCTGCGCTCGCCGGACAAAGAGCATACGTGGTCGGAATGGCTGCGCCTGCTGCTCGAAGACATGTTCGTGCTGGACGCGCCCACGGTCTACATCCAGCGCACGAACGGCGGCGATCTCTACGCGCTGCGCCCGATCGACGGCGGCACGGTCAAGCGGATCATTGACACGCACGGCTGGACGCCCATGGCCCCGCTGCCGGCGTACCAGCAGATCCTTCAGGGCACCGTCGCGCTGAGCTACACGCGCGATGAAATGATCTACCGCCCGCGCAACCCGCGCACCAATCGTATCTACGGTTACGGCCCGGTCGAGCAGACCATCGTGACTGCCAAGCAATGGCTGCTGCGCCAGGCGTCCAACCTCGAATACTACGAAACCGGCAACATGCCGGAAGGCTTCCTGACCGGCGCGACCGGCTGGACGCCTGAACAGCTCAAGCAGTTCCAGGACATTCTCGACGCGATGCTGTCGGGCAACCTCGCCGAGCGCCGCAAGGTGCGCGTGGTTCCCGATGGCAGCAAGTACACCCCTGGCAAAGAGCCTGCGCTCAAGAACGACTTTGACGAATGGCTGGCGCGCGTGGCGTGCTTCGCCTTCAGCTACCCGCCCACGCCCTTCATCAAGCAGATGAACCGCAGCACGTCCGACAACGCCAAGCAGTCGGCGGATGAGGAGGGCGTGCAGCCGATCACGCGCTGGGTCAAGGAGCTGATGGACGAAGTGATCCAGCAGCGCATGGGCATGGGCGATCTCGAATTCGTGTTCGAGGACAAGGAGGCGCAAGACCCGCTGGAACGCGCGCAGATCGATCAGATTTACATCACGGCCGGCGTGCTGAAACCCAACGAAGTGCGGCAGGAGATGGGGCTGGAACCGCTGCCCGAGCCTGACCCGGTAGCGCCTGCCAAGATCGGCCCGGATGGCAAGCCGCTGCCGCCTGAGCCGGCCAATCCGAAACCCACCGAGCCGGCGCAGAAGCTGGCGAAGATGGGCGCTGACGGTGGCACCCCGCCGCCATCCGACAAGCCCGGCCAGCCACTCACCCAAGAGGCCGCCGAGGCCAAGCTCGCCCGCGAGATCGAAGCCGCACTGGAGCTGACCGCCGAAGCTGTGGCCGAACAGGTCGCCGCCAGCGAATCACGCGGGCTGCTGACGCTGGACGCGCAGGCGATGGCCGATCAGGTCGACGTGACGCCCATCGCGCAGGCCGCCGAGCAGTTGCAGGCATCCATTGTCGAGCAGGCACAGGCCGGGGCTGACAACGCGCTGGTGGAGCTTTCCATCGGTGGCGAGGATATGACCAGCCTGGTCAACACCCGCGCGGTCGAGTGGGCTGAACGCCGAGCGGCGGACCTCATCAAGTCAGACGGCACCGGCGGCGAATTGCTGGACGCCACGCGCAACCTGATCCGCGGCACCATCGAGCAGGCCGTCGAGGAAGGTTGGAGCGCGCAGCAGCTGGCGAAGGAACTGCGTGGCAGCTACGCCTTCAGCCGCGACCGCGCCGTGACCATCGCCCGCACCGAGCTTCAGATGGCCTATGCCAACGGCGCCATGCAGGGCTACATCGCGTCGGGCGTGGTCAAGCGCAAGCAATGGATCCTCGACCCCGATCCGTGCCCGGTGTGCATTGCCAACGCAGCACAGGGCGAAATCCCGCTGCTGCAAGCCTTTCAGGGCGGCTCGATGACCGCGCCCGCCCATCCCCGGTGCCGCTGCACCGTGACGCCGATTGTCGACTAAAGGACACGATCGCCGCTTCCGAAGCAGTGGATCACTCGAACGAAGCGCTGGACTACGACCTGTCCAAGCAGCATTTCGTCGACTGGTCGGCCGGCATCGCCAAGGCCACGGGCGGCAAGAGCGTCGGCAACCTGCGCGTCATGCACGGCAACACCGTCGCCGGCAAGCTGATCGAGATGCAGTGCGACGACGTGAGCAAGTCGTTCCCGATCACCGCCGAGGTCACCGACGACAACGAGTGGCGCAAGGTGCTGGCGGGCTGCTACACGGGCCTGAGTATCGGCGGCCGGTACTTGTCCAAGAACAAGGACGCCAGCGGTGTGACCCGCTACGTGGCCGCGCCCACCGAACTGTCCCTAGTCGATCTGCCGTGCAACCCCGAGGCACAGTTCACTGTGACCAAGGCGGACGGTGCCGAGGAGATGCGCAAATACGACACCCGCCGAGCCGATGCGCGCCAGGCACTCGCCGGCCAGCTCGCCAAGCGTGCCGAGGCCGTCGAACCCGTTGCGCTGGCCCTGTCCGCCTTGCTCGGCAAGCCGCTCGCCAAGGGTATGTGCGACGTGGCGGCGCTGGCCGACATCCTGAACGCGCTGGGCTGGGTCGCTGACGATGCCGAGTGGGAGGCCAGTTGGGAAGGTGACGGCTCGACCGTGCCCGCCGATCTGCGCGCGGCCGTGAAGAACCTCGCCGGCATCCTGGTACGGATGGCGACCGAGGAATCCCAAGAACTGGCCGACTCGCTCGGCGCCAGTGAGAAATCCACCCCCACCGGCGACTTGTCCAAGTCCGCCACAAGTCCCGAGGAGATTGCCATGAACGACGAACTGAAGAAGTCGCTGGATAGCGCCACCGCCGACCTTGCCAAGGCACTCGGCGAGCGCGACGACCTGAGCAAGGCGCTGGCCACCGCCAACGACGGCATCAAGGAGCGCGACGAGTTGCTGATCAAGGCCGCTGCCGCCCTGGACGAGCGCAACGAAGTCATCGCGAAGTTCCAGAGCGCCCCCGCGCCGGTGAAGGCCGCGCTGATGGCGATCGCCAAGGGTCATGACATTGCCGGCGAGCTGCCTGAAGTCGAGCAGGTCAAGAAGAACGACGGCACCGTTGATGAGGCGGCCACCGCGATCAAGAAGGCCCTGATGAACCCGGTGTTCGCCCGCTAACCGATACACCACCACCGAACGCACCGAACCGCCCGCGAGGCGGTTTTTTTGTGCCTATCGCCCGCTCTGCGGGCTTTTTTTTGGAGAAAACCATGTCCGCAGAGAATGCAACCGACGTCATCGCCAAGGCGCTGACTTCCCCGATCCCCGAAGCCATCGCCAAGGCTTTCACCAGCCCCGGCAACGCGACCACGGGCCTTGCCGAGTACAACCTGGAGCAGGGCGCGCGTCTGATCTACCCGATCGACACGCCGCTGCGCAACATGATCCCGCGCGAAGTCGGCCAGGCCGGCGTGCAGGCCAACTGGCGCTCGATCACCGCCGTCAACCCCAACGGTGAGTCCATCGGCGTGTCCGAGGGCAACCGTGGCGGCTACAACAGCTACACCGAGGTCGACCGCTACGCCAAGTTCGTCGAGCTGGGCATGGAAGACTACGTGACATGGAAGGCCGAGCGCGCTGCGGGCAACTTCCAGAACCTGGACGAGCTGGCTGTGCAGATGCTGTTGCAGGCCACGATGGAAGCCGAGGAGCGCGTGATTCTGGGCGGCTTCGGCTCCGTTGCGCTGGGCACCACGCCGACCCCGGCTGCGGCCACCGCGACCACGGGCGGCACCATCCCGGCTGCGTCCAACCTGCTGAGCTGCGTCGCGCTGACGATGAAGGGTGCGCAGCTTTCCAGCCTCGCCAACGGCGTCAAGCTGCCGTACACCCGCACCAACGCGGACGGCTCCACCGACACCGTGTCGGGCTTCTACGCCGCGCCGTCGACCGCCGCTGCGATCACCACCACGGGCAGCACCTCGACCGTCACCGGCACAGTGGCAGCGGTTCCCGGCGCGTTCGCCTATGCCTGGTTCCTGGGCGTGGCCGGCTCGCAGGTGCTGGCCGCGATCACCTCGATCAACTCGGTGGTCATCACCGCGCCGCCGGCCGGCACGCAGAACCTCACCGCGCTGGGTGCGACCGACAAGTCGACCGACGCGCTGGTGTTCGATGGCCTGATCGCGCAGATGGTGGCGGCAGGTTCCGGCAGCTACCAGAAGTCGCTGGCGACCGGTACGGCGGGCGTGGGTAACACGCTCACCAGCACCGGTTCGGGCACGGGCGGCATTGCCGAGTTCGACGCAGCGATCCTGTCGTTCTACAACCAGTACCGCTTGATCCCGACCGACATCTGGATCAGCGGTGCCGACCAGAACGCGATCAAGAAGCTGATCCTCGCCGGCAACACCAACGCGGGGGTGTTCTTCCAGGGCAGCGACGGCGAAGTGCGCGCCGGGGCGCGGGTGCGTACCTACACCAACCCGATCGGCTACGGCAACACGGACCTGCGCCTGCGGGTGCATCCGTTCCTGCCGCAGGGCACGGTGCTGTTCACCACCGAGAAGGTGCCCTACGCGCTGTCGAACGTCCGCACGATCATGAAGATGAACCTGCGGCGCGACTACTACTCGATCCTGTGGCCGCTGCGCAGCCGAAAGTACGAGTACGGCGTGTACTTCGACGGCGTGTTGCAGCACTACTTCCCCGGCTCGATGGGGTACATCAACAACATCGCGTTCAGCAGCTAAGCGATGCAGCAGGGGCGTCCATCCGGGCGCCCCTTTCGTTTGACAGGAGAGTGACATGGCCGATCTGGTCAAGCTCAACGCGCCCGAGGATGCCGGTTCGGTGTCGTTCGCTGGCGTGGAATATCCCGTGGCCGATGGCAGCGTGAGCGTGCCGGCCGAGGCGGTGGACGTGCTCGCATCGCACGGCTACACGATCCCCAAGAGCCGGGGCAAGTAACCGATGGCCGCCGGCGATCTTTGCACCCCTGCCGACGTGCAAGCCTTCCTGAGCCTTGCGGCCGGGCAGGATGCTGCGTTGTTGCAGACCCTGTGCACCAACGCGTCGGCGTTCGTCCTCAATTTCATCAATCGCAACCTGCTGAGCGCGAGTTACACCGAAACGCGCAACGGCAACGGGGGCGATCGGATGCCGCTCTATCAATGGCCGATTACGGACGTGGCGTCGGTAAGCATCGACGGCGTGACCGTTCCGCTTTCGACCGGCGCCAGCGCACCGGGCTACGTGGCGGACGACACGACGCTGTATCTGCGCGGCTACCGCTTCTGCCAGGGCGTACAAAACGTGGTGGTGAGCTACACCGCCGGCCTTGCCAGCGTACCGCCCGACGTGGCGCAGGCGTGCATGGAGATTGTCGCGGTCAAGTACAAGCGCCGTACCAGCATCGAGGTCAGCGGCAAGACGCTGAACGGCGAGACGATCAGCTTCACGCAGTCGGACATGCCGGCGGCGGCAAAGACGGCCCTTGGCAACTACCGCCGGGTCTACATGGCATGAGCACCGTCACCGGGCAGGGTAGCGTCGTGCGCATGCTGGCCGCCGTCGGCGATGGGTCGCGCGCCAAGCTGGTCGACACTATGAAAGTCGTGAGCTTCGACATCCAGCAGCATGTGCAGCGCGAAAAGCTGTCCGGCCAGGTGTTGAATCGCCGCACCGGCATTCTGCGCAACTCGATCAGCGAGCGCGTGCAGGAATCGACCGACGCCATCTCTGCCGTGGTCGGGACCAACGTCAAATACGCCGCCGCGCACGAATACGGCATCCAGCGCAACGTCGTGGTGTCCGCGCATTACCGGATGCAGACGATGGCGTTCGGCAAGCCGATGAAGAACCCGCGCGAGGTGCTGGTGAATCAGCATTCCGGGTATCTCAACCTGCCGGAGCGATCCTTTCTGCGCAGTTCGTTGCGCGACAAGGCGCCGCAGGAAATCGAGCGCATCCGCGTGTCGATGGCGGAACTGATCCAGCAGGCCCAGGCATGAACCG